ATGGAATTCAAAATCCAAAAGGAATGTAAATATGACTATCACAATCACAAACGGCGCAAGCAGAGTTGTAAAAGTTGCAGTAAGTTCATGGAAGACTGATAGCAACCCCAGTGAGGACTACTTCTCAATAGAGCAAGGCAATAGCGACACGTGGTCGCGTAGCGATTCAAGAGGCTATTTAATGCTCGTCCAAGACCTCGCACAGACGAGCGAGTACTACGTCTCCTCCAGCAGCAAAATCGTTATCGAGGATGACCGTGTCAAAGATCATGGCCAAACTATTAGACCACTAACATCGATAAATCAGTGATAGGTGTCGGTAATACGCATGTGGAGGTCACTCAAAACAGGGGACAGCACCTGTACCGCCACCAAATCCTGTCGCAGATTTTTCCTGGTTGCTCATTGGGTCGAAATCAATAGAGATCAGCTCAACGAGCTGCGCACAGACGCCAGGGTGGATTGCTAATACGAAAAAGCGCCCCGTCGAGAGCCACCTGGCGGCGAGGCGGCCTTTCAAAAATCCGAATGGGGAACAAAGGGAGGGAGAAAATCATCAGGCACAAAAAAGCCCCGAAAAACGGGGCTTTTTCATAACAATGTGGCGGTGAAGGAGAGATTCGAAACTACCCGCAAAGTAAATTTCATTATGCAAGTGCCCGTATTACGCGGGCTGTAGAGGTGCGAGCGCTCTAAAAAATCGACTCGTTTAGTCCCATGGCGGTCCCATGAGTTTTGCACCATATTGGTGCGACAGAGTTGAGATGGGGTAAAAAACGGCACGCGGGCCGTTTTATGTTGAGGGATGGGAAAAAGGTAATATTGGTAATAAGCTAGATAAAAATGAATAAAACCCTTTATTTTCAATGAGTTGGTAGTTGTACAAAAAGGTAATAATTAGGTAATTTATAGGTTAGGTCATTACCTTTTCATCGGGTAATTCTCGACAGGCTCAATCCCCAGCAAAACCGGGCACTTTGGCGAATATTACCTTTTCCATTACCCAATATTACCCTTCTAGGTAATGCGTCAAACCCACGGATTACAAGGGCTTCAGCAGGTGTAATGCCTTTCCTAACCAAAATTACCTTTTTCCCAGCCCTGGTTCCAAAATAGCCATCTGTTAGGAGAATTCTGCTGCTTTGGGCTAGCCTGAGATTTCACGAGAGGAACGTTCGTATGACGCATGAATATCCGCTTTCGGATGTGCTTGGAAGGATGTATGAAAATCAGTTGGCCCTTGAAGCGGCCTTGATGGAGCTAACGCTTCGCCTAGAAGAACAAGGCTCAGTCGAAGCCGGTGGAAACGTGCGTGGCGCCTTAGAGACGATTGGTGAAAACGCCGGCCATATCAAGCAAGGTTTGGCCCGCCTCAAACGGCAAGAAACCAGTTAGGGTCAAGACAGGTTTTGAAATCTCCTTTCCTCGCTGCCCCCTTACACCTGGCGGCCTATGGCAGCTTTTCGATGAAATCGAAGGTAATGGTTAGGGTAGGAAATAGATCTATCGCGTTTCGGAAAATACCTGTATTCCTACATTTTTCTCTTCCTTGAGCAATGAATCCAGGGCCTACAGCCCTGCCCCGTTCGTAATCGCTCGCTACCTCGCTGTGCAACCGCTCTGCATTTCTCTTCGAAACTTTGCAATCTGTGAAATTGCCGCTCGCCCGCAGAGCGGCCCGGCCCGCCTGGGCTGCCGGTTCGTTTGCACTACATCTGAGCTTGCACAAAAAAAGAACGCAGACCCCGTCGGCGGGAGGGGGATAAGTGTTTTTCCAGCACGTATTTTTTCCTGACGTATGCTTTTCACCAGTTCCTATGAAAACTTTTTCGGAAGTCCGAATTCGGCTAAGTATTTAGTTCACGCTTTGAGCATAAATGGAAACCACTCCTCGGTTCATATACCACCATGACTGGTGCTATAGATTATTATCAATTTTTTACCAAAGATATTGGAAGCGCAGGAGCAAATGTAACACAACTTCAAATCAAGATAATTGATAGTTCGTGTGGATAACAATATTAAAAACTTGATTATGGGCTATTCATAAGCAGCCGATAGTTAAGATCTTCGCCACCGAACCACCTTACATAAAAATCGAGAAGAAGATTGCCGAGGCGCGGGGAAAGATGGAGGCATTTAATTATTACGGAAGTTTTTTGCTAAGACATATTCAATGTGAGCTTGAGAAAAATAACTATCAGGAGCAAACCATCAACACCTACGATACATGCAAATTAAAACACGTACCCCTAAGATATTCAGTGAAGGAAAGCTCCCGCACCAACGATAATTATTTTTTAATATTCTGAAGAAAATCCACCAACTCATGAACATTTGTAAGAGGGTCAACAATACCCGTACTCAAAGATGAATTTAGTATTTGTCCCGCCCAAATTTTGGCCTGGGGCAATTCCAAAAATCGCTCAGCGAAGGTGTTTGATAAATTCTTTTTGTACTCCGGCCAATACGTCCGCCTCAAATGGTCTTCAAGCTGCTCAGCTGCGCTTTTCCGCGCAGTTCCTCTGAAAGGCTGCTGAGTGTAGCCAAAATGAAGCAAAAACCAATATTCAAAGCACGGCGTCGATGTTATTGCTTTAAACACACTTTTAGGGCTCTGTGAACCAATAAGATTCAAAGCCTGATGAAATGTAGTGTGAGTATCCCTATCAAAAACGCAATAGACCTTATCAAAAGGATCTTTTTGCATCTGAATTTCTTTTTTATAAAGACTTATGGCATGTTCTGCAACGCTAATAGGCGCCGAACCACAATCAGTATTAATTTCAATATTTGTTGAGTTAAGTTCGTAGTATGCCTTTATTTCCTCGAAATAGTTTTTCTCAGTTTTTTTTCCTTCGCAGACAATCAGCACCTTAGCATAAGACGCACGCACAGCCTTAGACCTGCGTATTTCTTTTGCCCTGGCTTTCTTCCTATGAAAAAGATTTTCCTTACCCATGATTTCACTCGAATACGTAATTTTTAACAAAGGGCAACGCACCATACCGCCCGGTAAGATAACCTTCTTTAATATTTTCGCGCCCTTTCCTAGGGCTGAAATCTGTCAACGGGTAAAGATGAGTTGATTGATCGCGATCTTTCTCGCAGAACCAAATCTGATCACGCCTAAACACTTCCTGATCAAGAATTGAAGTTTCATGAGTAGTAAAAACAAGCTGGGCGTTATTCGGATTAGTTAAGCTACTATGAAAGAGCTGAACCAAAAATTTTACAATCGTAGGGTGCAAACTGTCATTCAACTCGTCAACAAATAATACTCGCCCTTTCTCCAAGACATCTAACCATGGACCAGAAAATGAAAAAAGCTTTTGCGTGCCGTTCGACTCGTCATCAAAATCAAATTCCACAACAGTCCCATCTGGCGACTTATGAAGAGTACTAATATTATAAATCTCTCGATCCTTAACCGACTCAACAATCTGATTTTTAATTTCAGCTGGCATATCTTCAGGTAAATGATCAGTAGAAAACTTTTCAGTTTCGATCTTGATATCATCGATATCAATATCTGCAGACTTTAAAAAGCTTAAAACTTTATCCTTTGTACTCTCGCTTGCACAAAGCTTTGCACTATAGCTTTCCGTAAACCCATTAATAGTCGCAACCCGCAACGTATTTTTAAACCACTCATGAATTGGCTTCAGTTGTTTACTATTGAGCTTTACAGCCGTAGTCAAAAATAACGAATCATCCCTAGTTGCTTCCTGCCACACCTTCTTATTACCTGATAATGCAGATCCCAATTCCCAATCGTATGTTTGGGAAGCTGCATCCCACTCTCGAAAATACCATTTCTGAGCCCTCCCATGAGGATAAGCAATTAGCCATTCATCATGAAATCTAGTGGAGTCAGAAGTGAATCCATATACATATTTAACCCCATCAATGAGAAACACAACTTCGAATTCCGAGGGAGTTTCGCTAGTATTAGCGTCTAACATAAAAGGTTCTGATAAAACGCCATCAGTCCTATCGTCGGACTCTATAACAAGTTCTTTCATTGCAGCAATGCTGCGAATAATGTTTGTCTTCCCTGCAGCGTTGGCGCCGTAAATCACTGCGGATCGCAGCAAGTTGGTCTTACTCGGCTCAATAGATGTGAATGTGTTATTTTCGACTAGCTCGTCACCCTTAGCCTTCAGCATGATCAAGCTTTGCTCGTCGCGAATAGAGCGCCAGTTCCGTACTTTAAATTGCACCAGCATAGTAACCCCTCAAATTGCATCGTGATTTTTGACAAAAATTGCCAAAATCGCGCACAAGATGACTTTAGCATGTGTTTTTTGAGAAATCGCTTGATTTTCGATAATGGAAGGTTTTTTTAATTTTCAGACCTGACCTTCCCTCCTGATCGACGACTTGCGAGAACAGCAAGCCAAGGCCCACTTCAAGACTAAAACACTGGTGTGCCTACGGGCCTAGCGAGCGATGTCTTCACAATGCGATGGGTCTTACCCTCTCGGCTAAGAATGAAGCCTTCTTTGCGTACGAGGTGAAAACCGCAGAATTGCCTGGAGCAGGCGTTGGCCCATGTGTGTGAATGGATAATTGAATACCCATCTGATGCACCAAATCGAGCAAATCACACAGAATCTGAAGCACATTGGTTTCTTCGGAACCCAACCAACTTTTGGGTGCTATGAGGCGTTGACTGACCGCCGACAGACTCCTACGCAGTCCCTCGATCCTTTCCTCCATATCACCACCCACCGTAACGTTGTGCTTCTGCCCTATCACCAAGTTCAAATCTCGCCCGGTCGCCTGGTGCATGTCGTTCACAGCCGCCAGACTTGCACATCCGCCCGAAAGCAACTTGAGTGCGCCCAGGGCTTCAAGCGTCTTGATGCCCCCCACTGACTCGGTTGAGTGGTCATCCACCGTCCTGGTGTGATTCTGAAACATCTCCGTGTTCCCCATCGCCTCTACTTCCCGCTCGATCGCCTTATCGCGGATTTTGCCGTCTGTTTGGCGCAGCCAGTTGCCGTCCGCGTCGACACGCTGCTGGCACGCCTCGCTGTGTTGCCACACCTGGTCACCCTTCGGGACGCTGGGCATGCTCAAGCCGTGGGGCAGAATGGTTTGGATATAGGGCTTGTGCGGCAGACCGTAGGCAAAGCACACCACAACCTGGGTACCTTCCTCGGGAAAGGCATAGATGCCCATCTCTTCGCCACCGGTGGGCAGTGGCAACGGTACGCCCGCCAGGATCGGCAGCTTGGTGTCTGGCTCCCCGTCCGGCCCCATGACCTCAATGTCGACCGCATAGCGCGGCCGGAAGTCATCACAGATGCCCGCGCCGGCCGGGGCGTCGGCCACGGCAACAACCCGGGCAAAGCGTGGCAGGTGGTAACCGCCGGTAAGTTCAGGGAATTGTCGTTCTACGCTGCGGCGGATTGCGTCGTCCATCGGATGGCCATCTGGTTGTCGATGAGCGCCACACTGGTGATGCGCTCGCCGTGGTTGATAGTTGCACCTGGTCGCAACCCGGGAAGGGCTGCGATCATGGCGCTTTGATTGCCCTGGTAGTCGTCGAACAGTTCCACGGGCAGCTGCAGCGGCTGGCGAACGCCAAAGAAGCTGTCGGCCCAATTGCCCACATACACCTCCCCGTCACCCTGCTGCTGCCAGATGAAGTCGGGGATGTTGAAAACCCGGGCCAGGCTGTCCATGGCTTGGTAGCCAGCAGCCAGGCTGTAGAAGAACGGCGCCTTGACGCCGGCGTAGGGCCGATCCGGGACACGAAAGCGCAAACCAGTGTGCTGGCTGATCTCGACCAGGACAGCGCGCAGGTCGACGTGACGCAGGTTCAGCGGCAACGGGTTGGCCAGGATCGCGGCCAGCTCGCGGCAGAACAGCACCTGCTGGGTGCTGCTGGCCGTGGTGGAGCGTTCGACGTAGCCAATGAAGTGTCGCTGCAGCGTGTTGCCGTTGTAGCCGATATCGAGCGTCACCAGCCCCTTGACCGGCGCCGAGGCTTGAATGGTGAACGTCGCTCGGCCGGGGCTTTTCGCGTCCAGCCGGACTTCGTTTTTGACCAGGACATAGGGCACACCATTGATGGCCAACTCCTTATGCAGCTTCATGTGTTAGCCCCGCCCAGCCAGCCGTCCACTTTCTTCAGCGTGGCTTCAAAGCCGGTCAGTTCTTCCGGCCCGCTGCTGGAATCGCCACCGTTACCGCCACTGCCACCCACTGCCCCGCCCGGGCCGGACTGCGCGGTCACCGCGTTACCCGATCGCCGGCCTTCGACTTTCTCAGGGTTCGACAACTTTTCAGTCAGGGTGAACTGGATCAGCCAGCCGCGCAGGTTGTCGTCTTCCCGGGCGCTTACGCCTTCGGTGAACGTCACCTGGCGCATACCAAACGCGGCGGCGGTGTCGTTGACGATGCGGTAGGTCTTGAGCTGGCCACCGCCTTCGGTCGCTTCCACCAGGCGCATCAGGTCGCGCAGTTGCACCTGGTCAACGAAGGGAATCATGAGGCTGACGGTTAGGGTCTTGGGCTTGAAGCCCTTGTGGCCCTTGTCGGTGTTGCTGGTCTGGCCTGACAAATCGTCGCTCTCGATGCGCAGATTGCCGGTGACCTTGAGGTTCTTCCCGCGCACCTCCTGCCCATCCAGTAGCAGCGTCATAGGCCCACCAACTCACGAACAAAGCTCAGTCCCTTTTCCGATCCCACCAGGAGCGCGCCGGCACACAGCACCCATTCATGGCCCGGGGCGTCTCCAGCCAGCAACGCCTGGCGCAGCTCGGTGGCGTTGCCTGGTCCGATCAGACGCGCGCGCATACTGCTGTCAGGGTTGCCGCTGGCGAGCGAGGCTTTAAGGTCGGCCAGCTGCTGATCCCGGCCCTGCTGTTGAGCCGCCTTGCGGTTGGCCAATGCGGCAAGGTCGGCCATGGGCGAGCTGTCGGCCGCGTAGCTCTCCAGGACAGCGAGCTGGCCAGACATGGATTGCTGCGCGGCCTTGACCACGGTGCAGCGCTCCAGGGGCAAAGCCTGCCAACGCGGCAAAGTGCCGGCGGCGGGGATCTCCCACTTTTCCGTCTCCAGCTTCGACAGGTGCCGTGCGCGGCGCTCGGCTCGCACCAGGTCAGGTATGGGCAACAGCGCATTGAAGCGGGCCAGGCTCTCGGCCAACTGATCAAAGCGCGTGGCCAGGAACACCAGGCATAGGGCGAACTGGGGGCCATCCGGCCGACCGGTGTCGCTTACGTCCACCAGTTTGCCGGCCAGCTGCTGCAGCAGGTTCGGCGCCGAGAGGAAGCGCTGATAGCCGCGACCCTGGCCAATGCCACTTTGAAACGGCGTCACCACCAGGCACGCCGGGGCCTCACCCATCTGATCAGCCAAAGCGCCACGGCCGGCAACGATCGCCCCCTGGGCGGCGTCACCCACCGGCCCCGGGTTGGTGCTGGCCTTGCCGTCCAGATCGGCCAAGCGCTTGGCGGTACTGGCCTGCTCAGTGCTGGCCAGATTCTTGGCCGCTGACAGTTGGCCCATCCATTGGGTGGCTTGGTCTGGCCAGCGCATCGTCACCGGTGCCCAGGTCATGACTGCAGGCTCTCCCAGGTCACCACCTCAAGCGCGTTTAAATCGCCGTCTGCCAGCGCCTGATCGAGCAACTGCTTCAACTGGTTGGCGCGCTGCAGCAGCTCCATCTTGTAGGTGGTGAAGTCTTCACTGACCTGGCGCAATTGCTTGGCGGTGTGCGGTCGTAGCTCTTTCACACCGTCCGCATCTCTGCAGCCATATGGGCTATCAAAGCCCTGCAGGATCACGCCGGTGAGGTTCAACTGATCGTCCAGCTTGCTGGGGTACTGGTGTGGCGAACCGAGCGCGGCCGACCAGAAGCCGCCAATGATTGCGGCCTCACAGGCTGCATTGATTTCGCCACTCTTCTGCAGATAGAGGGCCTTCAATTGCTCAGGCTTACTGGTGCCGGGAGCCAGACGCGCCACGGGCTGTTTGGCCTCTGCGTCGAATACGATCTGAAAGCCCTGGGACTGCTTGGCCAGCAGATAGGAATAATCCTGATAGCTGACCACCACGCAATCACCTGGTCGTTTCGGGTGTATGCCCTCGACCAAGAAGGTGTGCAGCGACGGGCTGTAAAAGTATTTGCTCATGAAAATCTCCTTAATGCCCGATCGCAATGTAGGGATAGGTCGAGGTGGCAGTGGCTAAACCAATGAAACCGCTCTGGCTCAACGACCCGGATTTGATGTTCATCACCTCGGCCACACCGGTGGTGTCCTCGCCGGTGCCCAGGTTCAGCACAAAGCACGCGTTGGGGAATCCAATGGGGAACAAGAATTGGGTGTTGTTGGCAGAAATATAGGCATTGCCCCACTGGATGATCAGCCCGCCCATCCAGCGCGGGAACGCAAGGTAGCCATTGGCAGCGAGACTGATGGAAAACCCCCAGCGCAAGGTGCGAGGCGTCACGATGCTGGTTTCGTCGGCTCCCACAACTACCTGGTCTAAGGTGGCAATCGGCGCAATACCCGCTGCACCAGGTGCGGCTTTCTTACTGGAATCGATCACCTCGGCCGAACCCGTGAAGACGATAGGATTCGGTCCTGCAGCAACCCGCTGAACCCGCAACCCACCAGCACCAGCAATCAACGCTACAGCGGGTTTAGTGACGTCATGACGCAACCAACTTGAGCCGTTCCAATAGCAGTTCTGCGCCAGGTGCGATTCCCTTTCAGCCGTTACAAAGGCATAGGATCCGCCGTGCAGATCCAGGCTCGCCTCGGGCAGCGGGTTGATGTTCTGAATAGCATCACCGATCCCATACTCAGCAAGGGTTCGCCCCTTGTTAGCCTTATTGCGGAGGTCAGAGTTGATCTGCGTAATGGCCTTATCCTGCTGCACCAGTGACTGATTCACCCCCACGAAAAAGCGGTCGATCGTCTTCGCGGCATAGGTATTGCCGCTGTCCATCAGTTGAGCGCTGTAGGACCACTGAATCGGGTTAGACCCTGGTTCCGCCTTACGCACATAAGCGCCGCCTGAATGGACAAACACCGTCGCTGACGGCATTGACTCGTCATGGCGCACCCACTGCGAACCGTTGAAATAGCAATTCTGACTGACGTTCGATTCACTGATCGAAGTCAGAAATGCGTAGGAGCCGCCGTGAATATCGAAGCTGCCATTGGGCAGTGGGTTTAGGTTGGGAATGGCGTCATGGATGCCGTAGTCCTCCAGCGTCTTTCCTTTGTCTGCCTTCTTGCTGATGGCCGTATTGATCGTCTTGATCAGTTGGTCAACGTCCGACGAACTGTAGGTATCACCGCTGTCCCTCACATAATCGCCACGCTCCCACACGATGGGATTGGCCCCTGCGCCTACGCGCTGGATTCGCACCCTGCCGGCTCCAGCAATCATCGCCACAGCGGGTTTAGTGACGTCATGGCGCAACCAACTGGAACCGTTCCAGTAGCAGTTCTGGCACAAGTGGGTTTCATCCGTGGCGGAAAGAAAACCGTATTGGCCCGCATGAACATCGAGGTTATAGCCCGGCAATATGTTCAGGTTCGGGATGGCGTCTTTGATGCCGTAGCTACCGAGGGTGGTGCCCTTGTCTGCTTTCTTCTTCAGCTCATCTTCAACCCACTTTTTCCCCGCGAAATGCTTCACCAGGGAATCACTGATGGGCTCAGCCTGGCGCAGATCGATCACGGCGTTGGAATCAGGCAGGTCCGCCAGCGGCACGCAGAAATGGCGCACGCCGGCACTGTCGGTGAAGTCAGTCAGGCCGGCGCCGAAACGCACCTCCCAGCGGGCCACCACATCACTTAACTGGCGCTCCAGGCTCACATCCAGCCAGGCTGTGGCGGGGAACGCCGGCGGCGCGACAGCGACAGCAGCAGTCAACAACACGCGCACGCCTTCAACATAGGCGGTACCTGGCTGCAGCTGGTAACCGTTGCCGACCTTGGCCAGTTTGAGCCCTTCGCTGAAAAAGCAGGCCCGCCCGAAGGTATCGCGGTTGCTCAAGCGTTCGCGCTCGTCGATGCCATGCAGGCGCACAGTGAAGTCGTGCTGCCAGGTCTTGGCGTCGATAGTGATCCCGGTCAGCGCCTGGGCGCCGTCAAACACCACCAGGAAGTTGCGGGTGACGTTGTTGCCCAGCTGTTGCGGGGGAATGTTCTTGCGCTTCTGCTGCAGCGGCACGTAGGCCACGGCCAGCAGCACGTTCTCGTCGCTCTCCAGGCCGATCCAGTTCCAGTCAAAGTCCCCGATATCGCTGCCCATCATCAGGCTGTAAACAATCTGGTTGGGGTTCACGAAACCTTTTTGGGTGACGTCATAGGTCGCCACCAGGTGCGCGGCCGGCTTCGGCGCCGCCCGGTCGATCGGACCGTTAGGATCCAGCCCGGGCACGTTGGCTAGGACGAATCGGGAAACAATCAGGGGTTGTTGTGCGCCTTGTTTTTGCGCGATCAGGCTTTCACCTGCAAGGGTACTACTGGCTCCCACGGGAGGCTCCTACAGGCTGGCACCCAGCGTTTGCGGGTCGTCGTTGAAGTCCACCGCGACAATGCGCAGTGATACGGGGGTGATGGTCACGAAGTCATAACGCCGGCACGTGCGGCCGTACTGCTGGATCAAAACCCGCATCAGCTCGGGGTTTTGCGACAGCTGCGAGTCGGACAGACGCAGCAGCACCACGTCCCAGTCCCGGTCGGGCATACGTTCGTCAATCTCGACGTAGCCCACGCCCAGGCGCTGCAGAATTTGTTTGAGCCCGGCCGTGCTGCCGGCGTCGACGGCGTTGATAAAGGCGAACTTGACCCGCAAGCGGTACAGGCTTTCGGGTTCGTCTTTGAAGCGGCTGATATCGCGCTGCCAGGCCAGCAGATCGAGCACGGTCAAATGACAGGTGTCTGCGTCCATCTGCAGCAGCGGCCATTGCAACCATCCCTCAACCTTTTCCCACCAGGATTGACTGGCGGCTTTGAGCTTGGTCAGTTGCGGGCCATCCAGCCAGAACGGCAAATTCAGCTTGATCATGCGAACACCACTTGCAGCGATTGAATCCGCGGGATGCTCAGTTCCGACACGATGTCAGCGTTATCAAAGTGCAGTGACTCAATGCCGGCGAACTGCTGGTGAAGCTCTTCGCCCAGGCGGCTGAATGAGAACCGCGACTGCGGATAGGTCAGCGTCGGCTGATAGTCACCGGTGCCGCTTTCGCGGAAGGCGGCGCGAATGAACTGGTCGACGTCGGCCTGCAGCTTGGCGCGTTGCTCGGCGCCCAATAGAGCGCGTGGCCACAGGGTCAGGCGCAGCGCGTGCTGTGTCTCTGGCATGACCATCACCAGCAGATCGTCGCCGTGGCCATGGTTGCCCTGGTCGCGGATGTGCGCGTTGATTTGCTCCAGGGAGGTCGCCGCCGGCACGTCCGCTTCAAACAGCACGTAGGCATTGGCACGGCCTGGGCCCCGGGGTGCGCCGTGCAGGAAGTACACGCCATCCGGCCGCACGCCCGGGAAGGCGGAAATCATCGCCCGGTAGACCGCATCGGTGTGCCACTGGTTGACCGCCGAAAACTGGTTACGCACCCGCAATCGCAGCTGATCGTCCGGCTCAGGATCTGCACCTGGTGCAATCAGCCAACCATCCGCGTTCACCACTTGGACAATGCCGGCAATGGGTACCGGCAGAATCGCGTAATAACCCGGGGCCAGGTTGTAGCCGCTGCCCACGTCCTGCGCTTCCACGGGGACTTCCAACTGCACCAACCCGTCAGCGAAGGTCGCGGCCTGGGTGGTCACCAGTTGATAGATGTGGCCATTGATAGCCGCCGATTGCACCAGGATGCCGGCGGGCAGCTCCAACGCGCCGCCGGCGACGTCACGGGTAAACAGCAACACGCCCTTGGCCTTGGTCGCGCCCTTGCGCTCGACGTTGACCGCCCAAGCCAGCATGTCCAGCCACTTGTCGCGGGCAGTTTTGACAAAAAAGTTGGGTAACACGGTGTCGCTGATAAAGCTGATCAGCCACATGACCGGCTTGGTCACTAACGCCGTGATGACCCGCCAGAACGGCGAATAGGCGCTGGTGTTGCTCATCTTGCTGCCCTGGGAGGCGACTTCCTTTTCCCAGGCTTGGCGCAGCCCTTCCTCGGTGATCGGAATGCCAGCGTCTGCCAGCGCCTGTTTAAAATCGACGTCGCTCACAGGGTCACCTCGATGTCACCGAACTTCAGGGTTTTGGCCGTGACCAGGTACCGCCCGGGCTGCACCTGGTTAATCAACGCGGTGCCCGGTACCAGGCGTGCGTCAGCCTCTACAAGCAGCTCCAGTTGCTGGATGCAGTCGCGCTGACGCAACTTGCTGCGCTCGGCCACGAGCGTTACCAGCAAGCCGCTCTCGCGGATCATGTGCGCGATGTCCTGGGCGATGCTGGCCCGGTCCTCGATCAGCAGAGGCTGGCGGGATGGGTCCAGCGTCAGATCGTTGTCGACGATCAACAGGTCGATGTACTCGCTCATCCGCCCACCGCCATGGCCAACATGCCTTCCAGTTCCAGCGGATTCATTTGCTTACCGGTGTGAATGTTCACGTTTTCCACGTGGGTGCCCTTGTTCTGGGTTTGGTTGTTGTTCTGAATGCTCGCCAGCAAGCCGCCCCGGGGCACGGCGTCGGGCCGTTTCGGTGACAGGCTGGCCACGGCGCCGTTGATGCGCTGTTGGCTCTGTTCTGCCTTCTCTGTAGGGGCCGAGGCCAACACCAGGGCCGGCGGTTGACGTGGTGGCTCCAGGCCGGCGAGTGGCTGCGCGATCGGCGCCGGGGTTTTCGGTACCGGGGCCAGGACCAGAGCGGGCGCTTGGACCTGGGGCTGCAGGGCGTTTAGGGTCGGCATGGCTGACGCCGGCATTTTCGGTGTGTTGGCCATCATCAGCGGCGCCTGAATCGGCTGCTGGGGTGCGCTCACCAGTTGCGGCAGCAACGGCGCCTCGACGGTGGGTGCGCTGATACCTGGCAGCTCAGGCGCCGCCGGCATGTCACCAAACGCCGCCTCGATGTTCACGCCGGGGATCTTGTTCAACATCTCGATCAAGCCGTTGATGGCCTGTTTAAAGATGCTGACGATGCCATCCCAGGCGGCGCTGGCCATGCTCGACCAGCCGCCCATCGAATCGAACCAGTCAGACAAGGCGGTCAGTTGGCCGCTGACCCATTTGAACGCCTCGCTGTTGAGTAGCGCGCTGGTCCACTGGTCCCAGTAGATGATCGCCGCTGCCACGGCCGCGACCAGGGCAACGATACCGATCACGATCCAGGTCACCGGGTTGGCCAGCAACGCGGTGTTGACCAACCAGATAGCACCCTGCCACAGCAGCATGGCGCCCTTAACCAGCCCCATCCATGTGACCATCAGCACCAGGCCGGCCACGAAGCCGATCACCATTACGGTGTGGTACAGGAACATGGCGATGCTGCGCAGGCCGGCCATGGTTAGGACTTTCCATACCGTGACCAGGCCCAGCCAGACCATCTTCGACATGCCCACGGTCAAAGTGAGCAACGACATGGCCGCAATGATCCCGAACACCACCAACGTGGCGATGCCGATCACGCGGGTAATGTTGGGGAACAGCTGAGTCCAGCGGGTCAGCGTGCTGGCGATGCCCACCAGGCGATCCATCAGCGGCGCCAGGATTGGGATCAATGACTGGCCGAAAGCAATACGCAGGGCCTGCACAGCGGCGCCGAACTGTTGCCACGGGTCCACCATGGCCTTGGCCATGCGCTCGGCGTTCTCCAGGCCGCGCACATTGCCCAGCTGTTCCATGCCGTTTTTCAAGCGGCCGGTGTCACCCATCAGGGTGGTGATCAGGCGGGCCGCCTCACCACCAAAGGCGTCGCGCAGTTGCTTGCCGTTGGCCTCGATCGACAGATCCCCGAACTTGCCCTTGAGCTTGTCCAGGATGTTCATCATCGGCAGCAACTTGCCCTGCTGGTCGACAAAGGACATGCCGAGCTTTTCCGATGCGCCGCTGACGTTCTCAAAGAACGACTTATAGAGGCCACCGGCCTCCCCGCCGTCCATGGTGCCGCCCAACGTGCCCAATACGGCCATTTGTTCGGCCAGGCTCACACCGGCGGTACTGGCCAGGCCACCCGCGCTCTTGAATGCCTCACCGATCTGCTCGCCACTGGTGCGAAACAGCTGCACCGCCGTCGCGGTTTGGCCGGCCAGCGTTTCAACCCACTGGCCTTTGCCCATGGCGTCGGCTTGGCCCTTGAACAGGTTGTACATGGTGCCGACATAGGTGCCCATGGTGTCGGCGTCGGACTTGGTGGCCTTGGCCAACACGTCGCTGGCATTGGTAAACGTCGCCAGTTGGTTGCCCACCAGCCCTTTGATCGCACCTTCAATGTGGTATGCCGAGGCGACAAAATCCCGGGCGTTCTCGCCATAAGCGACAGAGAACTCCAATGATTTGCGATTCAGAGCGTTCAACGCATCTTCGGCCACACCCAGCGATCGCACTTCGCCCAGGGCGCGGTTCATCTCCAGGGCCGGTTCCAGGGACTGAGTGATGGCCACGCCGGCGCCCACCATTCCAGCCAGGCCAAGGCCCATCTGGGTGATGTTCTTCTGGCCCTGTTGGGCCAAGTCAGAAAAGCTCGTCTTCACCTTGCCCATGGGGGCGGTGACCTTATCGGTCAGGCTCAAAATGAAGGCCAGGCGGGCGCTACGGTCTGTCATCGATGTTTATCCGTTGAGTGCGTGGGCGATACCGTTGGCGATGGCAATCTCCATCCGCCGCCAGTGCTCGTCCTCCAGCCATTTGGCCGTGCCCATCACCTCGGCGGTGGGGTCGGCCCCAGGTAGCCAGCGGCTGGCGAGGGCTACCAGTTGGCCAAGGCCGTTTTCGGTCAGTCGTTCGGCGTGGTCGAGGGCTTTTTTACGGTGACTTCAACATCAGGGCCGTACTCCTCGAGGAGCGTGCCGGCCAGTTGCATCACCAACACCGGATTGCCCAACATCCCCTTGAGGCGGGCGCGTTCTTCTTGCTTGACTGTGGTGACCAGCAGGTTGTTGGCGGGTGAAACCTTGTTGTTCTGGTTCACCGCATTGAAGTATTTGGTGACGTCCTGCGGGGTCAGCTCAAAGGTGAATTCCTGGTCGCCGATCTCCAGGGTGATTTCGCGTCTATCGGTCATGGGTGTTGCTCCGTTTAGGGATAAAAGTAAGGTTCAGCGCAGGCAAACCCGGCGCACGTGGTCCTGCAGGCCCAGGATCATTTGCCGACTGAGGGCAAGCTGATCTCTGAGGGTGAAATAATCCTGTCGAGCGTCTGCTGTGAGTTCGGGGGTGTTTGCATCAGCCACGCCGCCGGCGCTGGCCGCTGGGGTGGCTGGGGCGCTGCAGGTGGCGTTGAGGCGCAACCGCTTACGGCCAGCAGCAACGTCAAGGCGCAGAGCATCGTTTTCAGCACGTTCATGGTTCAGTTCCTGGGTACGTTGAAAGTCGATGGCGTCACGCTCGGCCACCATCTCGCCGCTGATACGCGCCGCCTCACGCAGGCCGCTGGCTTCGAACAGCGCGGTGTCACGCTCACTACGGGCGGTGTCGCGCTGGCCTTCCAGCAGGTCGATACACAGCCAGGCCGCCAGGCAAATCAGTACGGGGAACACGGCATCTCGCAGCATCACAAACCCGCCTCGCACAGAGCCGCTTCCGCCAATCGACGCGCGTGCAGGCCCGGGACAAACACCTTTTTGCCCTGGGCGTTGGTGACGAAGGCCCACACCGGGGTTTTGCCATCAGGCGCCCAGGCGAGGGACTGGCAGCCCTCTTTGATGCGGCCGGCATTGATCAAGCCCACGGCGCGACTGGCGCAGGTGCTGGGGTTGCCGAAGTTGTGGCCATGACTGCTCAGGGCGTCGAACGTGTTCTGCCCCACGTCCTCGTTGGTGATGCAGTCGGCGAGCTGCAGTTGGCCTTTGCTGATCACCAGTTGCTCTACCTCGTTGCACCGGGCGTCCGACCAGTAGTCACCCACGACCACAGGGTACGGGCTTGTATGACGGGTGATGCCTTTGCACACGGTGGGCAGGCCACGGGCCAACTTGTCGGCGTAGACCGTGTTCTGGCCGCTGCCTTCCCACGTGCCCAGGAACACCACCAGTGTGGAGCTGCAAAGTGCGATAGCGCCGGCGGCGATCTTGCCGCGCAGGCTCATAGCTTCAACTTCCAGTCGCGCAACATCTGGCGATATTTCGGAACCAACAGCAGGATCTGCAGCACCATGTAAAGGGCAGTCAGCATGTAGGCGACAGCCGACCAGTCGACGGTCCCTGTCGCTCCAGTGGCCGCTACGCCGATCGCCGGCGACGCCTTTGCCAATGCGATGGCGGTGTCCTGGGCCACCTGATTCGCGCTCATCGCAGCACTCCTTTTTCGAAAGAAGACTGGCACGGGACGCAACGGGTCTTGCCGCCAAGCGCCTGGCGCGCTGGGGGAATCTCGTTGTCACAGTCCTGGCAGTGAGTAAGTCTTGGTCCCTCTGACTCACGCCGGGCCTGGGCCAACTGGGCGTTGATAGCCTGGTCCCGCTGACGTTGTTCCAGGTCTTGGGCGCGATCGAACGGGCAGACCAGCAGCTAATTCCCTCAATCTCGGTGGCATCCAGGTACGGCACGCCATTGATGCGGATGAAGTCCAGGCTGGTGACCTCAAAAGGCACCTTGTGCTTGGTCTTCTCCCCGCCCTTGGGATCGATGTTCAACAGGCTGGACACCTTCAACTTGCAGCCGAAGGCTTCTACGCGCAGCTCGTCGTCCCCGGCCTTGGCGAAAAACACCGAGTCGAACGCCTCCAGCTTGCGAAAACTGCCGGCAGTACGTGCCGCGTCGATCAACAAACCGAAGTTGGCCGAGTCCAACTCAAGTTCACCAGAAGCCGACACGTCGCCATCGACGTAGCCATCAGGCACGCCCCGGGTTTGCGCGGTCTTGCTGTTGTCGGTGATATCCAGGGTGCAGCTCTCCACGTGGACCTGCAGATCACCCAGGTTCACGTCAAAGTTCTTGCCGCCAATACGTGACATGGGGGGTTACTCCGAATCGTCGGTGGAAAGGTCCAGGGCGATGTTCGCCGTGAGGTCTTTCGGGCAGTTGTGGGGCTTGAGCTTGATGTACGCCTCAACGGCGGTTTTGCTCTTCCAGACCAGTACGATGTCGCCGTCCTTGGGCGTTTGGATCTCGCCCGGGAAAACCTGGCCGGCGAACTTGACCGACTTGGCCATCTTGCGCAGTGGCGCCATCAGCGCGTTGACGTTCACGGCCATGCTGTTGGCAGTGCTGTTCAAGCGGCGATCACCAACACGGCGAATCAACAGCGGGCGCACCTGGCGAGCGGCCTTGTCAGCCAGGCGCAGGTATTCGATTACCAGGTAATCGCTGCCCGGCGTATCCAGCATGTTGCCGTCACCCCAGTACACGCCCGGGTAGTCGGGATAGGTCTGGGCAACCGAAAAGCGGGCTTTATCCAACTCGGCACGAATCGCGGATGGCAGCGGGATGCCGTCGGCGTCGACAGGGACTGGCCCCAGGCCCAGCACGGGGCCGCTGGCCACACGCATGGGGCTGTCAGCGATACTGACGGCGGCATTGGCCAGGCGACCTGCCAACACGCCCAGGTCATTGCCGTGGAGCTGTGGAACCACCAGTGCACGCGGCGCGGCCACGTCGGCGGTGATTGCCTTTTGCTCTACCAGGTACTGCGACCAGGTCAGCGGTGCGACGATGCCGGCAGACGCTGCCATGACGAACACGCGCCGGCCGTAGGTGTTGTTCAGGGAAATAGCCGCGTCATGCATGGCCGACAGTTCGTCCCCCTTGGATACCGGCTTAGTGATCACCACGCCTTCGACGGAAAAGCCCTGTTGCTGTGCGGTTTCCAGGGCGATTTTCCAGTCACCGTCAGCGCTGATCGGCGCTGCCAGGCAGGCCCAGCGATCACCTCCGTTCAAGCGGGCAGTAGTGACCTGGGTTTTCAAGTCGCTGGCCGGTACGCCCAGCTGCGAATCCAGGTCGCTGTCGGTGTTGAGGGCGATCAATTTGCCGGTGTTTTTCGGGCCGTGACCGATGAACAGAAAATAGCGCTCGATCTCAGTCACTGCGCCTTGGCCCAGATTGCGATTGTTAACGCTGACCTTGCCAAGTGCCATGGTGTGCCTCGATAGCGGGGTGAATTAAGGATTTGTTGGAACACCTGGTTAACCAGGTCGCGGGTTTCGTTCCCGCTCTCCACACCGAGGAACTGGCGTTTTGGCAGGGTGATATCCCAGCTCTGCGCGCCGGTAGACTCGGTTCGTTCGTCGTTCAAAATGCGGATCAGCAAGCCGGCCTTGGCGTAGTTCACATGCTCTTGAATCCAGGCCACGGACGGCCTGGCCAGCGCCTTTTTGCCCTTCTGGCGGACGCGGAAGCCCAGCCGACGCAAGCGCTTGGCCTGTTTGTCGGTGCAGGCGATGCCTGGGGGGACTTTGTTCCAGCGCCGCATCTGCGCGGCGGTGCGTCGCTCGCTGACGCCGTTGTGCTGCTGCGCGGCGACCCAGCGGGTCAGGGCGTTTTTCCATCCCAGCTCAGCTTCGTCGGAGCTGACACGGGTCACCTGCAGCAGCTTGGCCAGGCCGGCTTCCATCTTCTTTTTGCCCTTGGCCGAGCCCTTGCGCTCAGCGAACGGCGTGCCGTCCAGGTTCTTCTGTTCACGCACCCGCTTGCGGCTCATCGTCCGCACACGCTTGGTCAGGTTGTTCAGCAGTCGCCGGCGCAACTGGGGCGGCAGCTCAAGCAACGCCAACTGGGCGTCAACGTTGACCATGCCCCTGATATCGAGGGCGAGCGGATTAGAGGCCATCGCTGCCCACCTCGCCTTGCTCAGCTACCCACAGATCGAACGGGACGAACGCCCAGGTCTTGCCGAACGCCTCGATCTCGCCGGCGGGATCTTCGGCCAGGTATTGCGGCTCGATGAACTCCAGGGACAGGTCCACGTCGAAGCTGTCCTGGTCGAGGGGTTCAACAGCAAACAGTGGCGCTGGCAGTTCGTGTCGGTCCCGACCGGGATCGTGGTTTTCCAGCCAACTGCCTACCAGGGCCATCAGTCGTGCCGGGTTGCCGGTGAAACGCTCAAGAGAGAACACAGCGCGGTAGCGCATATCAGACATGTGCAGGCCGTCGCGGTCGGGCTTCCAGATCAGCTCAAGGCTGACCTGTTCGGTCCAACTGTCGAACTGCTCAGGCGGCACCAGGTTGCGGGCCATCAGGTAGGTGGTCAGCGCCTGCAACTGGATCACAGCAACGCCGCCGTGATGCGGCCACGGCCCTGCAGGGCACGCACGGCCTGCTGGCTGAAAGCCAGGAAGGTTTCGGCACGCTCGGGCGCTTCCTTGCCGGTGTTTTCAGCGCTTTCGCGACGGGTGACGGTGGGAAACTGCGGCAACGCATTGCCTTTGGCGCGGCAGTACACCGCACGTTTGTACAGCTTCACCTGGAAAGCGCGCTCAGGCAGCACCGTGGAGTCCGCGGACTCGACACGCGTAACGCCGTTGGCTTGCCAGCGTGCTTTGCATTTGGCCAAGTCGGTGTTGACCTCAACCATTGCAGTGTTCAACGCGTCGGCCAGCAGCTCTACCAGGTACTCCGCCGGCAGGCGTTGTTCTTTTTGGAATTCGGCCACAGAGAGGTCGGGCCAGAAGCCGTCATTCTCAATCGCCTGTTCCACAAAGGTGGTGGATCTACCGGAAAAGCTCATTGCTGGCCGCTCAAATAGGGCGGGGAGCCTGTTTTCAGTGGGGACGGTCCATAAATGGGCGGCTCACTTCCACAGGTCCCCGCTGGGGGGGTAGTCGGTTATTCGGAAGCCGGGTTAGCAGCCGCTTGTTTTTCCAAGGCCCTGCGGACCTTCTTGATGCGGGTGTCGTTGCCGGCTTTCGGGTACAGCTCGGTGGAGCGCTCCAAATGCTTGAGCGCGGTTTTCCACTGCTCAGCCTCCATAGCGCGCATGCCGATCAACTTGTGGTAGTTGCTCGGGATCTGCTCAGGCAGGTCCCATTCGCCGTCAACGCGGGGCAACAGCTCGGATAGGTAAGGCTCAGGGCTGCGGCCCGCGTTGTATTCGTCGTAGGCCCAGTCGGCTATCGCATCAGCAACAAAGGTCTGGATGTCGCGGCGCTTGAATCGCTCCGGCATCTTCTGGCCTTGCTCCATCAGGAAGTTGGCCAGCTCCAGCGCGTCTTCGAACTGGGCGGTGTCGAACAGCCACACCATCACCTGCACCGCAACGCGATTAGGGAAGTTCAGCCCCGACTCGCAGTAGCGCTGGACGTATTCCTGGTACTTGGGCAGCAGCTCGTCGCGCTTGAGCAATTGGCGTCCTGCCATAGCTCCTTTCATCGCGCTCAGGCGCTCCAGGTCCTGGTCCAACGCCGCTTCCTGCAGTAGCAGGTGCTTGCGAGCATTGGCGGGACTGCTCAGCGCATCGGCCGGCGAATAGGCCAAGCTTGCAGCAGCGGACATCGCCGCTACTGCAGTGCTGCCCATGGCCAGGGTGCGGCGCTTGTGCGCCAGGGCCAGACTCACGCCGCCACCAATTCAACGTTTTCAGTGAACGCGATCTTTTCCAGCTGCTCGATCACGTAGCCTTCGTTGCGGCTGTTGTAGTCCTCGACGCGGGAGCGCTTCGGGTTCTCGATCGTCTGCTTACGCCAGCTGGTGTCCTGGTAGTAGATCGACAGGTTGTCCCAACTGGTGACCAGCACTGCGTTGACCGGGAAGTTCGGCACGCTGAAAGCTGGCAGGCCACCATAAGTCGCAATCACCTGGGCGTTTTCGATGCGCTCTTTTTCGGTCGGCGTGTCGCCTTGCTTGGTGTACAGCTTGGCCTTGTCAGAGGCGAGCAAGTCAGTGCCGATGATCGCGACCAGGTCGCCATCTTCGCGCAGGATCTCGTCCACCATCTGCTTGGTGTCGTGCACCAGGGCGTCAAGGTTGGCGTAGTCGCCACCAGCGCCCAACGTCACCTTGCCGGCGGTGGCGCCTTCTTTAAGCACCTGTTGCGGGGCTTGCTCGCGCAGTTGCTGCAGCCAGCCCTTGTTCACGTCCTGCAGCTTTGGATTGGCCGCCAGATCGGTCTGAGGGGCTGCACGGGTGCCGTGGAAGCCGATAACGATACGGTCCTGGGCAATGCGTTTTTGCACTGCAGCGGAATAGCGCTCTTTGAAGTCGGGAAACTTCGCCCAGGCATCGATCTTGGCGTATGGCAGGCCCACGTCCGACTGGGTATCAGCCAGTTCGTATTGGGTGTTATCCAGCGCCGATGCGTCCTTGGCTTCGCGGTCGGTGGTCTTGGTGTTGGTGCGGCCAGTGACCGGACCGTTCACGCCAATGAATACCTTTTCACCCTTGATCTCGCTGACCGGGGTGACGTTGATACGCTCCAGGAAGTCGGCTTTCGCGGTGATTGCGTCGTTCAGTTCCTGGGCAATCGTTGGGTCAACGCTAAACATGCGGGCCGAACTTTGGACGCCATACGCTTCGGCGATCGCTTCCTGCAGCTCAGCATATTGCTTGGCGCCACGGGCGCTTAAAGGCTGGGCCATGTCAGAGCACCTTACGTCGTGGGGCCGCTACTGGGCCGGGGTTGCGTGGCAACTGGCGACCTGCGGAAGTGTTCTGCAGCGCAGTGAAACGTTTTTCCAAAGCCGCCAGGCTCGCCAACAGGGCCTTATTCGTGGCCGCGCCCTTACGGCTGAACTCTCGTTCGTCTTCTGCTGTAGTGACGATCTCGTCTACGTCCGCGCTCACGTCGTCGATGGGTGCCTGGTCGTGTTCTGGTGCGTCTGCGGCGGCGGGTTCAATCACAGCCTGAATGCCGGCAGCGACGACTAGCAGCTGCTCCAGCAGGGCTTTAAGCGCCGTTGCGGTAGCTTCATCCATTGGGGGTTTGCTCTCAGTTGGGGTGGTGGGTTCGGCGGGCTCGGCATCCGTGGAAAAGCGCTTGAACAAACCGGTGAGCAAGCCGATCAACTTGCCGACCTCGCTTTGCGGCTCAGCTTCAAAAGAGCCCAGTTCAACGGACGCGGCGTAGTACGTCGCTTTATTGGTTTGGCGGGAGAAGTACAGTTCTTGAGTGCCAAGGCTTGACGGTGTGTCGGTGACCGCAAGGCCGGTCAGGTAGGATTTGCCGCTACCGGCGAAATTCGGCCAAATCTCAATACTGGTAAACAGCTTCTGCCCCTGGTCATTCAGGTACAGCAGCCGATCGTTGGGCTTGAGCTGGGCCTCCAGGGCAACCTGCCCTTCCTCCAGATCATCGCCCTCCTCGACCAGACGGACCGCGTAAACGGTGCCGAAAGAACCTTCTGCACGCTGGTGTTCACACCAGATCACAGCCGTATATTTCGACGGCTTGTAGGTTTCAGCGATATCGCGCAGTTCCTGGGGAAGGATCTCGCGACCATCGGCGGTAATGCCGCTGGTGGCGACACGTTTCCAGAACGAAACAAGGGAACGGGGCATGGGCGATAACTGCGCTCAATCGGTTGAATGAGCCGCCACGATAGGGAGCCGCCAACCCCCAAACAAACGGTTCAAATGCGCGCTTCTCCTATATCCGCGATATAGGTGGATCACGGAATTTAACCCCGCGTTTCCGGCGTTTTCGCCGCATAGACTGCGGCCCATGTACTACTCGACCGAAGTTAAAGAAGCCGCTAAACGCCTGTTTCTGCGCCGCTGTAAGGCCAAGGAAATCCAGGCGCAGCTCAACCTGCCCAACATCCGCATCGTCTACTACTGGATACGCCAGGGCGGGTGGGAGGACATGCTGTCGGACGAAGAACCACTGACCGCCGTCGGCCGGCGAATCACGCTGCTCCTGGACAAAGCCAGCAGCCTGACCAAAGACGAGCTCAACGAGCTGGACCGCCTGACAACGGTGCGCGAGCGCTTGTTAAAGCAAGCGGTCAAGCCGTCGCCGGCACCGGTCGGGGAATCAAACAGCGAACCGCAGGAACGCCGCCAGGGCGCGCGTGGCGAACGTTCGGGCCGTGGCGATGACGGAGGGAAGAAACGCGAGAAGAAAGCCAAGAACGACATCAGCGGGCTGACCGAAGTCGACTTCCTGGATAAGTTCATCAGCAAGATGTACCGCTATCAGCAGGAGCTGTTCGCGGCCAAGCAAAACCCGCTGACGTGCCGAATCCGCAACATCCTGAAAAGCCGCCAGGTGGGCCTGACCTACTACTTCGCCGGCGAAGCGTTCATGGATGCGGTGCTGACTGGCGACAACCAGGTGTTCCTGTCGGCCAGCCGCTCGCAGTCGGAGATTTTCCGCAGCTACATCATCCAGTTTGCAAAGCAGTGGTTCGACATCGAACTGACAGGCAACCCGATCACGCTCAGCAACGGCGCCGAGTTGCGCTTTCTCAGCACCAACAGCAGCACCGCCCAGGGCTACCATGGCCACGTCTACGTCGATGAGTATTTCTGGATACGTGACTTCGACAAACTCAGCACCGTGGCCAGCGCCATGGGCACCCACAAGAAATGGCGTAAAACCTATTTCTCGACGCCCAGCGCGGTGTCGCACCAGGCGTACCCCTTCTGGTCGGGTGAGGAATTCCGCAACAGCAGACGCGGTAAGAAAGCCGGCGGCACCTGGCCCACCGAGGCGTCCTACACCCAGGGCGCACTGTGCCCGGACGGTCAATGGCGCAAGACCATCACCCTGGACGATGCCATCGCCGGCGGCTGCGATCTGTTCGACCTGGAGCAACTGCAGCTGGAGTACGACGAAGACAAATTCCAGCAGCTGTTCTACTGCAAGTTCATCGACAGTAGCCAGAGCGCGTTCGGCCTCAAGGATCTGGAGCGATGCTATTCCGACCTGTCGTTGTGGGAGGACTACAACCCGGACCTGGATCGGCCGTTTGGTAACAGCCCTGTTTGGCTTGGCTACGATCCAAGCCGGACCCGCGACGACGCCACCTGCGTGGTGATCGCCCCGCCACTGGAACCCGGGGCGAAATTCCGCATTCTGGAAAAGCACAGCTGGCGTGGGCAGTCGTTCAAGTACCAGGCCGACCAGGTCAAGAAGCTTACCGAGCGTTTCAACGTGCAGCACATCGGCATCGACACGACCGGTATCGGTTACGGCGTGTTTGACCCGGTGCGCGACTTCTACCCGCGTGCGACCGCTATCCATTACAGCCTTGAAACCAAAAATACGCTGGTACTCAAGGCCCAGGACACGATCCAGGGCAGCCGCATCGAGTGGGACGCCGGCTGGACCGACATCGCCCAGGCGTTCCTGACCATCAAACGCGGTACCACCACCAGCGGCCAGGTCACCTACAGCGCTTCGCGCACCGACGCCACCGGCCATGCCGATATCGCCTGGTCGATCATGCACGCCCTGTTCAATGAACCCCTCAACACCAACAAGCGGCGCCGTAGCCGCTATGTCACGAGCGGAACCAATGCCCAAGCCACGACACAAAAAGCCCCAAGCCAGCCAGCAGGTACAACAGCCACAGCCCATGCGGGCGTTCACCTTCGGGGAACCGGAGCAGGTGCTGTCCGGCAACCTAGGCGAGTACCTGGGGGTGTTTCTCAGCGACGACGGCGAAATTTACAAGCCCCCGGTGTCGCGGGCGGGCCTGGCCAAGCTATTGCGCGCCAACGCGCACCACGGCGCCATCCCCAAGTTCAAGCGCAACCTGCTGCTGCGTGAATTCATCCCGTCCGAGGGCTGCAGCACGCAGACCATGGGCCGGGCGAGCCTGGATTACATGGTCTTCGGGGAGGCGTATTTCTATCGTGATACCAACGCCTTTGGCGAAGTGCTGGAGATGCAACACCTGCCCGCCATCAACATGCGGGTGAAGGTCGACGGCGGGTTCAGGATGCTGCTGCCAGACAGCAAGTACATGGACTTCCACCAGGACGAAATCGAACACGTCCTGGACTACGACGTGGAACAGAACATCTACGGCGTGCCCGACTACCTGGGCGGTCTGCAAGCGCTGTTGCTCAACGAGGCAGCGACTCTGTTCCGCCGGCGCTACTACAGCAACGGCGCGCACGCGGGTTACATCTTCTACACCAACGACCCGGACCTGACCGAAGAAGACGAAGAGAACCTGCGCGCCCAAATCAGCGCCAGCAAGGGTGTGGGTAACTTCCGCTCGATGTTCGTCAACATCCCCAACGGCAAGGAAAACGCCATCCAGATCATCCCCGTGGGGGACTTCCAGGCCAAGGACGAATTGGAGAAGGTGAAGAACATCACGCGCAATGACGTGATCGCGGCGTGGCGTATGAACCCTGCCCTGGCCGGAATCATCCCGGAAAACAGCGGCGGGTTTGGGGACATTGAGAAGATCGATCGTGTGTACACCAGCAACGAGATTCGACCGATTTGTCAGCTGTTCAATCAGCTAAATGACACCCTGAGAGGGGACAGGAGTATTAGCTGGCTAAAAGCCAAAACGACAGACAAAAACACTACAAATAAAGGATAGAGCAGCGATTACCGCTAAATTTATGGCAACATATTGGTTATTGGCTGCCCTGGGGAGGGACACAATGAGAGTTGTATGCAAATGCGGAAATAAGGGCCGGATTGCTTCCAGGGAAGAGCTATCGCGTGATTTTGCGAAGCTGTATTGCCAATGCCTGGATGCAACGTGCGGACACACCTGGGTAGCAAACTTGACGTTCTCACACACGCTGAGCCCCTCCGCTCAGTCATACGAAAGAATGCTGTTTGATCGTTTGAGGGATATGCCCAAGGCGAAACAGCGAGAGCTGTTCGATCAGCTTGGCGTTGCATGAACGATTAAAGCGCCAGTCGCAAAGGCCGGCGCATGCTTTGAGTGTTATGCCAGGAAGGTCATTCGATGTCAGAAGGCTCAGCAAAATAGCCGGCAATTCGCTGAATCTGTTTACGGTCCTTTTCAGATATCTGTCGGTATAGCTCGATAAGTCGGACTTCCAAATCCGTAAGTTTCATCCATTCACAACCCACCGAGTCACGAAAACCACTTTCCAATTTGTTGCGATCCAACATGCGTACTGCTCCGTTCTTAGCATTTGTTGAATCGACGGTATTGGGCTGTGAACCCTACTCTGACCCAGCGATTTCATTGGAGATACGCAGTTTGTTACAAGTTAATCGGATGGGTCAGAAACCTCTGCGGCCATGGACTTAACGATACGCCGCACAGTTTTTTGATCATCAGGCGGTAGCCGCCTAAATTGTTCGACCAGATCCGCCTCTGCCGGAGCGAGCCCCTGACCAGGTGGTGGAGATCGATGCCCAGAAAGAACGTAACCCGCGTCAACCTTATGTTCCACCAACGCAGAGACGTAGCGCAGGTCCAATGAATTGGCGCCTAACTCATAATTTTTCTGAGTTCCACGGCTAACCCCTAACAACGCCCCAAAATCAGTTTGATTCAAACCTAAGCGCTCGCGCTCTTCCCTTAGGCGATCACCTACTCCGTCAGCTATGAGCATTTTTTTATTCACCACACTTGACCTGATCAATTTTTTGACCAAGAATCGCCACAGACAAACAGAAACAACCACAAACGAACAGAGTAGACATGATGCCCGCCACTGTTACACCCGAGCAAGCCCGGGCCGCTCTTGATCACAAGGGAGTGAGCATCGCGGAGTTCAGCCGCAAACACGGCCTGAACAAAAATTTAGTCAGCGACCTATTGAACGGTCGGATCAAAGGTCGCCGGGGGGAGGCACATCGCGCCGCCGTATTACTCGGTATCAAAGACGGCGTGATCGCACAGTAATAGTCAGCATAGGTAGGGAACAGCAGAAGATGGAAAGCCAGGTTCTAAAAACACGCCGCGAGGTTGTCAGTGCAATTATTTGCACATTCGAAGGAGGACGCGAAAGCGCCGCCGCCCGGATCGGCCTACCTCTCAAGAAGTTTGATAATCACGCCTATGAGAACAACAACTGCCGTCCGCTGACGGACCTACAGATCTTTCAACTGGAACAAGTTACCGGCACCCAGCACCTGGCCAACTACGTCGCAGCACTGTACGGCGGCATGTTCGTGCCGGTCATCCAACCGGAAAACCTCGACAATGTTGAGATGTACGCACGGGCAGTGCAGACCTCGGCCAAACAGGGCACGGTCGACCAGGTTATCGCTCAGGCTATAGAGGACGGCATGATCAGCAAAGATGAGGCCGAATTGATCCTGAACGCGCACGTCTTGCACATAGCTGCACGTACTGCCGAAATTCATGCCGCTATCGACCTCTACCGCGCCAAATCAGGTAAAGGCCAATGAACCCTCAAATCAATGCATTGGACTATCAACAGTGCGTGCAAAACGCTGCACTGGCGTTCCTTAAGCGTCACCAATCCGAACACCTGGGCGATCTGTCAGCGCTACGCAACCGAGCAGTCATTCATCTGGTGGAGAACCTCGACGTGGCCGAACCAGTTGCAACCAAACTGACTGACCTCGCCCACACCGAGTTATTGGAACTGGCGCGCCGCCAACGTTCCGCGAACTTGTAACACCGACCCCAACCAATCGCCGGCCCCACATCCCGTGGGTTTGGGTGAGCTGCGCCCGAAATTGAGGTTTAACGATGACAAACGCCGTAATTGTCACCACACAACTGCCTCCAGCAGAGGCAGAAGCGTTGCTGGCCAACCTGCGCGAACAGTATCGCTTGAGCCTCAATGAACACTGGTACGACGACCAATTCCGCCTTGTTGCGGCCGGTCTGCGCCATGGCGCGATTCTCGCCCATATTCCGGTCATGGCTGCGCAAAAACGCCTTATGGCAGCCCTGTCCCACAGCCTCAAAGCAGTGAAATAACCCATGAAAGAAGAACTTCGTCACGACGTGCTGCAACGCCTTCAGGCCGACTTCGGGCTCAAGCACCGCACGGGCACCGACTACATGCGCGGCGGCATATGCCCCAAGTGCAAAAAGAAAGAGCTGTATTCCCGCTTTGATACGCCATGGATGGTGATTTGCGGGCGGCCCGAAAAGTGCGGCCACACCCTGCATGTGAAAGAGCTGTACGACGATCTGTTCGAAGACTGGAGTAAGCGAGCGCCGGCGACAGACCTGCATCCCAACGCAACGGCACGCGCCTACCTGGAGTTCGCCCGAGGCTTTCGGTTTGAGCTGATCCAGGGCTGGTTCACCCAGGAATCGTTCTACTCCGCTGAACACAACGCCGGCAGCGCAACAGTGCGCTTCGCCTTGGAAAAAGGCGGCTGGTGGGAACGCCTGATTGATCAGCCACACCGCTTCGGCAAGATGAAAGCTCGCTTCAAATCCAAGGACAGCTATCGCGGCGTTTGGTGGTGCCCGCCCTGCGTCGACCTATTGGAAGCCAAGGAAATTTGGATTGTCGAAGGGATCTTCGACGCCATCGCCCTGGTGCACAACGACATCGCGGCCGTATCGGCCATGTCTTCCAACGCGTTTCCTGGGGACTCGCTCAAGGCTCTGATTAAGACCCGGGAGGGCGCAAAGTTGCCCAAACTGGTATGGGCTTTGGACAACGAGCCGAGCGCAAACGCCTACACCAGGCGTTGGGTCCGTGAGGCCCGTGCCCTGGGGTTCATCTGCGAGTCAGCACAGATCCCGCAACGCGACGGTCGCAAGTCGGACTGGAACGACCTTCATCAGCGCTGGAGCTTCATCCAGGACGAAACCAAACGCACCGACCAGATCACCACTGACCTCAAACAAGCCCGCCATCACGGCGCCCTGTTGCTGGCCGAAAGCGCGGCGGAAAAAGCGTTGCTCATGTACGACTGGAACAAGCGCGGGGAATTTCACCTGGGTTTCGGCAACCGCCTGTACTGGTTCAAGTTGGACATGGAGAAATTCAACCGGGCCATGTCCGACATCGAGGACAGCGAGAACCACGACGACCAGTTACTGAACCAGGCGCAACAGCGCGAAAAGGCACTGCAGCAGTCCGGCAGCGTCGTGGAGATCGCCAACTGCTACCCCCAGGCACTTTATTTCCAACGCAACGAAGTGACGGACGAGTCCTGGTACTACATGCGCGTGGACTTCCCGCACGACTCTGAAAGTGTGAAAAATACCTTCACCAGCGGCCAGCTATCGGCCGCAAGCGAATTCAAAAAGCGGCTGCTCGGCATGGCGGCAGGCGCGATGTTTACCGGCAGTGGCCAGCAGCTCGACAAGCTCATGAAAGATCAGCTGTTCGGCATCAAAACCGTGTCAACGATCGACTACGTGGGCTACAGCAAGGAGTACGCTTGTTACGTCTACGGCGATATCGCAATCAAGGATGGCACCACTTACAAGGTCAACAGCGAAGACTATTTCGAGTTCGGCAAGCTGCGCTTAAAAACCTTGCAAAAAGGCGTCCCGATCAAGCTACAGCGTGAAGCAAAGGGTTTTGACGAAAAGTGGGTGCAATTGCTGTGGACCTGCTTCGGCGCCCAAGGCTTTGTCGCACTGGTGTTCTTTTTCGGTTCGTTGTTTTGCGAACAGATCCGCGCTCGCTATCAGTCCTTCCCTTTCCTGGAGGCCACGGGCGAGGCTGGCGCGGGCAAGACCACCCTGCTGAACCTGCTGTGGAAGCTGCTCGGCCGCGAAGGCTATGAAGGCTTCGACCCAATGAAATCAACGAAGGCAGGACGCTCCCGTTTGATGGGTCAAGTCTCCGGTATGCCCGTTGTGTTCCTGGAGGCCGATCGTCACGGCGATGATCGGGCACACGCGAAAACCTTTGAATGGGACGAGCTGAAGGACTTCTACGGCGGCGGCACGCTGGCTACGAAAGGCGTCAAGACGGCAGGCAACGAAACCTACGAGCCGCCATTCCGGGGCACGATTGCTATCAGCCAGAACGCGGCCGTGGTGGCGCACGAAGCGATCATGACACGCATTGTGAAGCTGCATTTTGTGCGCCCGATCGTTACACCGCAAAGCCGTGCGGCAGCGGATCAACTCAATGCTCTGGATGGTAGCACCCTCAGCCACTTCCTATTGCGAGCGGTAGGGAAAGAGTCGGCGGTGCTTGAGCTATTCGCCCAGCGTGTGCCCGAGCACGAATCCAAGCTGCGCCGTTTGCACACTCATTGCTTCGCCTGCAGCACGGCCTATGCCAGTGACCAGGGCAATTGCACCAGCTGCGGCTATGACCTGCGCGGCTACATCCGCGTGGAGCGCATCAGCAAAAACCACGCGCAAATGCTATCGCTGCTGGACGGCCTACGCCTGGTCCTGAAATTGAGTGACCCCCAGGTCGCTGCCACCCAGCGTCAGATCGTGCGGATGGCCATCGAGCGCCAGGCGTCGATCAGCTCCGACCATGCCGCCGTGGCCGAGTTTTGGGAGGTTTACGACTACCTCGAATCCTTGAGTGAAGACCCGGTGGTGGACCACAGCACCGACCCGACCGTGATCGCTATCAACCTCAACGAGTTCTGCGAGCGCGCCGTCGAGCACAAACAGAAGGTCGCCGACGTGGCCACGTTGCGCGATCTGCTCAAGGAGTCCCGCTCCCGCAAGTTTCTGGACAGCAATAAGGCCGTCCACAGCGCGGTACGTGCAGCTTTCAACAACCGCAACCCGTGTTCACAACCCCGGCCGACCACAGTGAAGTGCTGGACATTCAAGGCATAAAGGAGAGCAACAACGATGCAGATTCAAGTGTTTATGGGCACTGCCAGCGACGGCAAAACAAGCAAGCTGCAAGCCGTGCAGGACCGCTTGGAATTCACCGGCGAGAGCGCACCGGTCATCCAGGCCGGTGCATATGGCGAGGATGGTTTGTTGGAGATTCTGGAAGTCAGGGCAGCCGGTGGCCAGCGCGAAATCCTGGTGGACGACTGCAGCCGGCAACAAATTCTGAGGGTACTGGCGTGGCAATCATGCGTTGAGCATGAACCCGATTTTAACGGCCTGGTGATCCACCTGGCCCGCAAGGACTGACGGTTTTAAAAAGCAGTGCCGAGGAGTTGCAGCTCCCCGACACCCAACCACCACCGAGGACTAAACCATGCAAGCGCAGACCCAAAGCAGCAGCGGCACAAAGGCTATCACACCGGCACGGCATCTGGTGGCCACCGCGATTATTGGCGCGGCCGTCATTGGCTACCTGGTGCACAAGACCCCTGAATCACGCACCCGCCTCGAAAGCCTCAGCCAGATGGCCAACACCCTGGGCGAACTGAGCGAAACGGATGCGGCCGTCGTAACCCAACTGCTCGCAAAGCCGGTCACCCGGGGCGAATCACACAATGCCTAACAGTCATTCAGCACCGGTACGGCGCTTTCCTTGGAACATCGACTACACCAGCGTATGCGACCAGTGCGGCAGGTGGCGCGCGCAGGGTAATCACATGAAATGCAGCCGACGGCGCCAGCTGCAGAACGCCCATCTACGCAACCAAAAGCCGAAGTCATAAGCCGCGTCCACCAGAAGATGCGCTTCCAGATACTTGGCCCGGAAACGGGCCTTTTTGTTTCCGATCGTCAGACTGTCGATACACAAGCACAGCGTTAGGGGTTTACATGAGTGGGGTCGAAGCTCGCGGGAAATCCGTGAGAATCTATTTTCAATACAACGGGGAGAAATGCCGGGAAGCAATCCCGGGCGGCAACACGCCGGCCAACGTGGCCCAGGCTAAGCGCATGGTTGAAATCATCGAGTACGAGATTCAGGCCGGCACATTCGATTACGCACGGCACTTTCCCAACTCGGTCAAGCTGGTAGAAAACACATTCGGCCACTACCTGGACCTGTGGTTAAAGATCAAAGCTAACAGCGTCGCAGCTTCCAGCTATCGAGGTTACTCCAACAAGGCAGAGGTTCACGTACGGCCACGCTGGGGGAAGGTGCAAATCCAGAATATCGACCACCTGGATCTGCAGGAATGGATACAGGTAACCCTGTCGAAAACGCTCAAAAATAAGACCATCCGCGACATCATCAGCAACGTCCGCCAAGTGTTCCGGCTCTATCGCACCAGGATGAAAGTGGCGCACGACCCGACCGAGGGTTTAATGGTGCGACTGCCAGATCCCGAGGCACCCGACCCGTTCACCAGGGCGGAAATCAAACAGATCCTGGAAACCCACACCAACCGCACACAAGAGCTGTTGATGGTTCAGTTCATGATATGGGCCGGCCCCCGGGTGTCCGAGACCATTGCCCTGGCCTGGGAGGATGTCGACCTAGAGCAAGGCACAGTGACGTTCCGTCGATCCAAGGTACGCGGGGCTTATCGGGTGACGAAAACCCGTCGATCGACGCGCAAGGTTCGCCTGCTCGCCCCAGCGTGGGATGCGTTACAGAAGATCGATGCACTCAATCGAAAAAAGAAGTCGGAAACCGTTGATATTGTCGAACGGGACAACAAGACGGTACGGCAGCACAAACTGCACTTTGTCTTCTTGAATACGAAAAGCGGTTTGCCGCACATCAGCGACTTCGTCGTTAGGGACAGGTTCTTCAAAGCTCACTTGCTCGCGGCCGGCGTTCGCTACCGCGGGCCCGGTCAGTGTCGTCACACGTATGCCAGTCAATTACTGACCACAGGGATAGCGTCGATCGACTGGATAGCGGAGCAGATGGGGCATACCAACGGGAATATGATCCGCCAGCACTATGGGACCTGGATCAATGAGGACGGACCGGACGTCGTAGGAATGCTGCAATTGGCACTGAAAATTTAG